TGTTTCCGCAACGCTCCTTCTACATATTGTAATAGATGAATTTTTCTCGAATTTTTAAGCATCATTGTTTCATAGTATTAACGCATAACACACTACATATTGTTACTACCTCTACCCTCCTTTCAATTAGCTATTTCAATCTCCTATTTACTTCTCTTCTTACTTTTTCATACTCTGTTTTACTTATTCCTAATGATTTCCTTCTGCTTTCATGACCGTTACCATGTTTTCCAGCAATGACTTCATTAGCCATTTGACTGATTGACTTCTTAGGCTTAGAAGTTTGTTTTGGAGAACTTCCTAATCTGCGATTTACTTCTGCTCTTACCTTTTCATATTCAGTATTACTAATCCCTAGAGATTTACGTCTATTTACATGACCAGATCCATGTTTTCCTGCGATTATTTCATCTGCCATCCTAGCAATAGACTTTTCATTTTTGGCTTTATTCATAAACTGTTGTAATAAGGGTTTTGATTCTTTCTTTGAAGCAATTTTCTTACCCCCACCACTCACCATGTTCAAGAAGTCATTCCAGCTAATACCTTCTTTGCCCGCTCTAATTTGCGCTGGACAATTTTTACCCGACCAATGGTTATGCTGCTTAACATTGATGATAGGAATATTGTATTTAGCCATCAAATGACGAACCAATTCAGCACCATTCTCAAGTGTTTTCTTGTAATCCCCATCAGAATTAATACATAACTCAATACCAATTGAATTTAGGTTCCCTGTGCCCCTACCATCGCCTGCATGCCAACATTGTGCATTATCAGAGAATGACTGAATTATTTCTTTATCATCTACTTGGTAATGCCATGATGCACTTCTACTATTACCATTAGCCTGTAATCTTGCGTGTGCTCCTGCATCAGCACCTTTTGAAGTGTTACCTGTTTGGTGCACTGTAATGTATTGCTTTTTATTCGTACCGCCATATGTTACCCTTTTTGCTAAATTATCCGGCACAATCATTTGTTTAATGCTAACCATATTAAACCCTCCTAAAAATAAAATAAGAGCAAGAGATTATTTCAATCCCTGCTCTTTCAATTTCGCATTCTGTTCTCTTGCACGTTTACCACTGTAATGGTTTTTGTAGATGGTATAAGCGTTAATCACAAACGCTACAATCGCTGATATTAAGATACCTAAGCTGTCGATAAACTCTGCTGTAAACCAATCAAAATTGATTCCTAGTATTCCTAGCACTGGTAACAATGCAAACAAAATTCCGATAAACTGACTGACTAAATCCTTCTTCGCTTCCTGTTCTGCTTCTTGTCTTGCCTGGTACTGTGGTTTCATATTAACCTCTCCTTTTAATTAAATAGAATTGGCGCCAAATTAAATATCCCTGTTACTACAATTCCAATTATTCCGATAACAGCAACAATAACTTTAGCGTTTGCGTGTGTTTCTTCCATTTTTGCTTCTGTCTTTTCACCCAATACTGCAAGAGTTTTTTCATGATCATTTAATTGGGTATAAATCTTTCCATTTGTTTTTCTTTGTTCCTTTGTAAATGCATCAAGTGAATCAACCATTCTCTCTGTATTCTTGGCTGTTTGTTTGCTTGATTCAACTAAGGGTAAGACCATATCTCGCAAGTTGTCTACCTTATCATCTACTGCATCAATTTTTTTGTTTACTCCTTTTTCTAATCTCTGCTGCGATTCAAAGAGTTCCAACTTAGTCACGTATCCCTTCTGCTTTTCCACAGACCAACTCCCCCAACTGTTGCAATGATTAAGCATCCACATGCCATTAATGAATAGCGTATAGGTACCATCAAGTTACTAGCTTCTATAGTGGATGCCGACGCATATAGACCAATGACAAATGCTCCAAGCAGACCACCTACAATCATTGATAAATACTTTAATCTGTCCATTTGAAATGCGGATACTATTAAAAATAATGCAGATAACAACATAATCAATCCGTATGAATCTAGGCTCATTAATTCAGCCATTTTACTGTAAGTCGGAGTTTCATCGTTGTTATCTATGAAAATAAAAAAAATGCCTGTTACGGCATTAAAAATAGCGATTACCGCTATAAACATATTGGACATGAACAATTTTTCATCATAGTTTCTTAATTCTTTCATTCACTGCTCCTCCATTTCTTCATACCCCCGATTCCGCTTTTATTTGGGGATTAAAGACTATATATTCCCCTTGTGTTTTGTGCTATATTATTTTGTAACCGCCTACTACCTTGTGGGTAGGTGGCTAGGGGAGTGTGCGCTCCCCGCTTACCCTGTTTTGAGCATAAAAAAGAACGCTATTAAATAGCGCTCTATCTATATTGTTTACCGCATACAATGCATTTATCGTTGTAGTAGCTGTATCTGTGTTTACCTCTAAATCTGCAATCCATCCAGTGTTTAAATCTTCTAATCATGAACACCACCCAATTCGGATTGATATAGTTCAATTATACCAATGAATAGGTGGTCCAAACGTTCGGATATTGCACAATTGATTATAATAATATTTCATGGATCATTTTTTCTACATCAATCACCTTGATTATTTAACGGTTTAATCCATAAGATTACCAAATATGAAAATCTAATGACTTCGAGAAGTTCAAATTAGGAATTAACACTCCTCCAGCCACCAATGAAACGACTCCGTAATAAAATTTATTGTATGCTTCAGTAGCGTTGATATTTGCTTTTTTGTCATAATAAAAATCGTTAAACTTTGTATAACGAATTGTCATCTCGGCATTCCTAGAAGCACTTCTTTGAGTGACTTTTCCTTCTACAATATCAAATTCCGTAATCCCGCTATTATCTTCAATTTGTTTAACGATAGGATATGTTACATATTTGAAGTCTGTATGCGTGCAAGTTAGAGCAGTATACATTATATCTATTGATACAGAGTTATCATATAAAGCGAAATCCATATCTAGAGTTCCGTCTACATCAAAATTGAGATGACTAATCATTTTCGCTTTATTAATCAAGTTAGTTTGCTGGTACATTGATACGGAATCTAAAACACACCAATCATTTTCGGTTATATCTGAAAAATCATATAATCCTATATCGCTATTATTTTTAATTAATGGGGAAGATGGCTTTTTAAACGTCATTCTACCTATCTCTCTTATTTCTCCACCATGATACGACCCAAACCAATTACCATACTTTTCTTTAATTGCATAATCGCTAGCGCCTTCTGCATCAATGAATCGCAAGTTGGTCGCAATAGTTTTATAGAGGTCAACATGCTCTCCATCATAATCTTTTAATTTCTTAAAGTTAACGCAAGAAAAGTACGCTCTTCCAGTTAAACTGTTGTTTCTTAAGGTAATGGTTATATTGCTATCTGTCGCTTGATTGATCGGTATATCAAACTCAACAATAAATACTTCGCTACCACTTTGGAAGTATGCTTTAGGATTAACCTTTTTAACGACAACACCATTCACCAAAATATCAACATCATCTGATGAATTCGCGTTAGCCCACATTAATATGTTTGCTTTCTTTTGTTTACCAGCTTTAATTATCCAATCGATACTAGATGGATTAGTTGCATGTTCAATATAATAAAGTCCTATTCCTGCATTACCAGTTTTGTTAGAAATGTTAGCTGTATTCACAACTGTGTTTGCATTATAATTAGTTACTCGCATTTCTACTGAATTGACTGCTTGGGAAGGCGCTACACTTTCAACTAGATTGCCTATTGGATTAACGTGATTGGCATAAGCTAGATAAGCATCCTCTAAATGTCTAACACTCTTTAGTCTTACTAATTCCCAGTTCTCTCCGTAACTCGAAACATCAGTTCCTCCACCACTATTGAAGTTATAATCTACATATCCTTTGTTCGCTTTTTGTATAATACGAAAATAATCATTTCCTCTTTTTATAACTAGTTTAGGTGTTGATGTATTTGCACCTTGCTTTGTTGGTTTAGGTGCTTGGGCCATAAGGTTGATGTTTTGAACATCTGATTGGTGTGCTTTTTGTGATAACTGTAAATCGAACTCGTCCAATCTGCCGCCTAAGCTAGAATCATTTCCTCTAGCATCTTCAATTTCTGTTTCTAAACTTGTTAACTTAGGTGCATAATCCTGCTCTAATTGATTCAACTTACTCTCTATCATAGTAGCAAGTTCTCCGGCATCAAAAGCTCCATCAATTAATCCTTGTGCAACATCTCTTGCCCATGTAGCTATCTCGTTTGTAGCTTCCATAGACCTTGCTAATGCTTCTCTAACATTCTCGCCGACTACTGCATTTCTGACATAATCCGTTAATTCTTCAATTGTATATTCCTTGTTTGGGTCTAATTTAGGCATAACTCTTAAATTTTCGTAAGCCATTATCCATCGCTCCTCTGTGTTTTCTCTCTTAATTCTTCCGCCTTTTGACTTAACACATTCGCCAATTCTTTCAGCCTTTCAGCTACTGTTTTCTCCATTAAAAAAGACCTCCTATTGGTCTTGTGGATTCTCTAACGCTTCGATTCTTGCTAGTAAATTATCTAAATTAATATTTTGCGTTACTGTTATTCGGTTTAACTTAGCTTTATCACTAGCGCTCATTAATCCTGCTTGTAATTCGGTTGCTTCTTCATAAACTTGTAAGGCATCTAATTTCACTTTGTCTGCTGCTGCCATTAACCCGTCTTTTGTTGGTGTAGCAACATCATAGATAGGTATTCCATCTAATGCATCGTTTAGATTGCTTATTGCTTGTTCTAACGATTGAATGGCATCTGGTAAATGTTCTAAGTCAACGTTATTAATTAACTGTTGTACGTTGGTTATTTCCTTATTCACGTTGGATATTTCACCAACTAATTGACCAAGACGTTGTGATTGTCTGGAAACTGTGTTTTCTAGGTCAACCACCTTAGATGCGGATTTGTTTAATTCGACTTGATAATCCGTTAAAGTCTTAGGCATATCACCAATAACTAGACTTATATCTGTTGGATCCATTATATTAATGTTTTTCTGTACTACTTGAAGTATTTCATCAATACCAAATAACTCGTTGACTACTCGATGGTAGTTATCTACATGAAAAGAATCCATATCTTCATCGATTAGAAACAAGTCAACTGGATTTACATTATATTTAACAAGTGCTGCATGTTGCGATTGAATAAATTGTTCTCCACGTGTTTTTAAGATACCAGGAACCGTTACATCATCAAATATGATAGACCCTTCAATGATTCCAAATTCCTCTTGGAACTCTGGAATATCAAGATAATCAATACCGTTGTTTACATCTGCAATAGTTAATCTTGCTTGTGATGCATCAACTGCTTCTTCGTCTTCTGATTCGATTCGAGTACCAAGTGGAACAACTCTCGTAATCACATCACGTGGATCAATATCTCTTTGCATGTCTTTTAAGTTTCTTCTTAAACGTATTTCTGTTGAACTAACCTCTCCAACACTCTCCAAATAATCAAGATATAATCCATCTTCTTCTTCTCGCAACCGTAAATATCCACCTAAACGATCAATCAACTTGTCTTTTATGGTGTCTAATGTCCTATCATAGCCTAGATAACGATATACATTATCTGTGCTTGTTGTTACGGTTACATCGCCTAATTTCATGCGTTTATGTGGCTCTACTTGGCTATTGTGGTTGTCTATAATCACTTGTAAGAAGTCTCGTGGAGTTATGTTTCTATATTCTCCATGACGTTGTGAGCTGTCCTGTAAATACGCTAAAAAGCTTTCGCATTCATATCTAATGGTAATCATTCCATCAACATTCATGACTTGTGTAATTCTTAAAACTCGACCAGCAAACTCTTGATTCCCTGTTTTATGATTAAACACTCGAATGAGAGATTGTAATGGTTTAATCTTTCCCCATCCTCTGTTATAAGGATTGATAGAAAAAGAAAACTGCCATATTTCTTTTGTTAATTGTTTTACGTTGCCACTAGATAATTTTATATCGCTGGTATAAGGAGAATGGATCATGATTCCTTGCTTGTCGTTTGCATCTTCATACAATCTGACTTCAAACATTTATAACAACTCCTTATACCACTCAAACTTAATGGTCCCATTACCTACAATAGTAAGATTGTTATCTCCAACCATTAATCGAAAAGCTTCATCTTGTATTTCTCCTGCTGGCAAATTATAAGTGATTCCATTCTTAATAATGCTCATTGGTGCGGTTGTAGTTATCTTTGGTGACTTGCTACTCATACCGATATTATATAGATTGACTGTTTCTGTTCCATTCACTTCAATTTCACTTGGGATAGCAACATCTAACTCAAAATTGAATTCATCCCATATATCGTGACCTTCTGGTAATTCGGATATTTTGAATGGATAAGCGTCCCAGGTAGTGGTTACTCTTAAACCGCCATAGAAATCATCCGTATTTACCGATGTGCATTTCGCCATGTAATAGTAGCCTCTTGCATGGTCATCATATAATGGCGCTACGCCATCTTTCTTTAACCAATTCTCTATTGCTGTTTGATTAATTTTCCTTTTTTCATAATCTTGCTGTTTTATTTCAAAAACATAAGTTAACGATCTATTTTCATAGACCCTCTCACCAAGGATGTTAGAAAAATCATACACCCCTTGCATAAATGGAACGGACTCGATAATCTGTTTCTCACTAGGAGTAGGAGCCTGACGATTGACTAACCACATCCCATATTCTCTTGTGTGTATTCCAGACCTTGTAAACCCGTTCTTTGGGTTACCTAGTTCGGGAAGTCCGTTAGTTAAATCCATCATAAGCTCCACCTCATTTTCGACCTTGAATTATCTCCTAATGATTCATTATATTTTTCTGTCGTTGCTCCAACTAGTTCACCAGAATCTAATACAATCACTTGCTGTCTGTTTAATGCGTCATATAGTAGATTTTCAATGTTAGAACTGTTGTTAATCTCATGACTGATGCGTGAATTTAAAGAAGCGTTGGTTGATGCTACTTGCCCTGCAATATCAATAGGGTTTCTCGGTTGCATGTTAGCAATAACGCCATCCATTACTGCTCCAGCTTTCCTTCCTTCTTCCTTAACACCATCTAGGAAGCCATCAATCATGTTTCTACCCCAATGGACGATGTAACGACCTTCACCTTTTTTAGCAGGCGACCAGAACTTGATAAAATCTGCTGCTTTTTTAACAACGTTTCCTGCTGCTTCACCGACTTTACCAGCCATTCCTTTGATACCATCGATGAACCCAGTAATCATGTTTTTACCCCATTGAACCGCATCATCTTTCAGTCCAGAGAACCAACCACTAATGGATTGCCATAGACCACTGAATGCTCCAGATAAAAGATTCCACGCTCCAGCGATTACTCCTTTAATGCCATCCCACATGGTTTCTACAATTCCAATTGATGATTCTTTCATTCCTTCAAAATCGCCAGTCAATAGTGATGCGAACCATTTGATGATACCCATTATGACCCCGACTGTTGTATTAAATATAGCTGTAATGATGTCCCAAGCACCTTTAATTATTCCTGTGACTATCGGCATGATAAATTCGATAACACCCATAATAAAATTAAATGCGTTATCTACTGCTTCCATAATTTGTTCGCCATTTTCATCCCAAAATTCAGCTATTTTTGTGAGGGTATCTTGGACAAATGGAACTATTAAATCTAAAACAGTTTTTATGATGCTCCATACCGTGTCGAAAACAAATTGCGATACTTCTTTAATCTTCCCAAAATAAGTTTGTGATAACTCCACTAATTGAGGTCCATAATTATTCCATATCTCCATGATAGTTTGCCATAAATCTTGGACGTATCCCCAAATCATGGTGAATATACTCATGGCATTATCTCGAAGCGCTCCGAATGTCTCTGAATTAGATTGCGCAAATCCTTTGATAAGTTCAACCACCTTAGGTATTGATTCACCAATGAATGTTAAAGCACTCTCAAAAGCACTACCAAACTGTGAAACCATTTCACGCATTGTAGGAAGTCCATTGTCCTCTAGCATAGTATCAATGCTTTCAATGATGTTTGTAACACCACGTGCAACTGCTGCTTTCATGTTGTCAAATGAACCTTGCCAAGAAGCACCTGCATCTTTCGCTGCGCCTGCTAGTGCTGGAAATTTTTCAGTACCATTTGTTAGTGCTTCGTCCATTACTTCCATGAATTGACCAGCTTCTAATTTCCCTTTACGCATCTGATCCGCAACTTCTTCGGTACTTATTCCCATTGCTTCTGCATAAATATCCATTGCAGGAATACCAGCTTCCATGATTCTTCCCAGCTGTTCCATATCTACTTTCCCACGAGTGGACATCTTACTTAACGCATCGGTAACACCTTCTAAATCTTGGCTAGTACCTTTCGTATAGAAAGCTACTGCATCACCCCAAGATTCAAAGTATCGAGTTGCAGATTCAACCTCAATACCACTTGTTACAAAGTTTTGAACTGCGCTTGCTGCGGTATCTAGTCCGAATGCGGTACCTTTTACTGTATCGTTAATTGTAGCTAGGGTTTGTTCTGCAACTTCTGCGGACCCTGTCATGGTTGTCATTACCCTATCGAACTGTTCCATCGTGTCTATACGACTAAAAGCTTGGTCAACCGCACCACGCAATGTCCTAAATATACCGACTGCTGCTGCTATTCCTGCTGCTGCGGTAACAAACTTACCAATTGATAGACTAGCTTTTCCTGTTCTTCGTTCCAATCCATCAACCGATCTATCGGCATTTTTAAAATCCCTTGCGAATTTATCGGCACCAGTTGCTCTTAAATATGCTTCAACTGAATATTGTGCTATGACGTTTACCTCCCTTCGTTCGCTTTAGCTGCGATACGAGCTAACATCTTCATTTTTGGAGTAATAACGTTCTTTTTCTTGCCTTGTACTTCTTGAATGTGTTTTTCATAATCAAAGAACTCTTGGAATGTTTTATATACTGGCTCGTGCTTAGGTTTTTTAGCTGTTCCAACATTCTTTGTAGACTTAGCCATTTGATGTAGCCATGCTTGTAAGTGCATATCATGCTCTTTATCGATACGTGCTAAGTTGTAAGCTTTCATGCGCATTTGATATTCGTATAATGTCAATACATCTATATCCGAAAGGCTTGTGAAGCCTAAGTATCTGAAACAATTAAGAATAATCTCTTCGTAAGCTTCTTTTGACGTTATTTTTCTTGTGTCTGTGCGTGTTGTTTGAACTGTTTCAGAGTGTCCTTGATTACCTTGGACTTTCCCAGTTCATCCAGTACCTCTTCGAACAATTGGCCTAAACCGTCATTTTCTTCTGCATATTCTTCGATTGCTTCATCAATCTGATAAATCTTAGGTGGACTAGATTCGTGAGCAACTGATGCTTTAATCACTTCTGCTAATGCTGACGGACTGTATTGATTAAGATTCATAAAAGCTAAGTTAACGCCCATACCAAACTCTAAGCCTTCATAATCCACTCGATAGACCTCGTCTAATGTACGAATAAATTTAAGGCCAAACTTTAACTCATATTCCTTGCCTGCTATTTTGAATTTCATATAATTTCCTCCTAATAAACAAATAAAAAAGAGAAGGTATAAAACCCTCTCTTTTAAGCTCCATCTGGTACTGCTGTAGTATCGACGAACATATATTGAACTGCATCTTGTTGCTCTTCTGTTAACGTTGCGAATCCGAATTGAGGTACTAATTCAATTGCAAAGTCTCCGGAATATGTTGCTTCATCTTCTGTTCCGTTGTCTGTGCTCCATGATGTTAGATAACCTTGGCAATAGATAGCTGGATATTTACCATCTGCATCAACTAAATCTTCATCAACGGTTACTTCCCATAATTCAAGTTTGTTACCTTCTAATACTGCATCTAATAGCATCGTAGCTACTGGATCATCTTTCGCTTGAATCGCTTCAATACCTGTTACACTACTTTCTAATTCACTAAGCTGTCTGATAGTACCATCTTTTGTGATTACTGCTTCTGCATCTCTAGTGAATTCAAAGGTATGCGCTGTTTGAAATGAAAGCTTTGCTGCTTCTGTATCTTGATTAGCAAGCTCTCTAAATAGCAATA